TTGCCCTCATCGTCAAAGCTCGCGGTGTAGTCCTCACCGGCCTTCAGCACGGCAGAGGCATCACCCTTGACGGTCAGACCGTCCAGCAGCATGCCCTTCTCCTCCACAACTGCGATCTTGTTGTTGACCTGCGCCGTCTTTTCGGTCACGGCGGTGGTGTGCTTCGCGGGGTCCAGCACATTGATCAGCACCAGCGGCCCGCAGCCGATCACCTGAAATGCCGCGCTGATCGCCTGGCAGATGGTATAGCTCTCAAAGTCGTCGCTGTAGCCAACGGCGGCCACAGCTTCGGCATAGCTGTTCACCAGCACAGGTACGTTCACAGCAGCCGCCGGGTCGGCAACCGTGTTCACGGGGGCAGTGCCGACCACCACCTGCAAGCCCGCATTGCCGGTCACAGGGGCGGTCAGGCTCGTTGCGTTCTCACTCACATAAACGCCATGTTTGTAAGCCATCTTTGTTTCCTCCTTACAGTTCGTTCAAAATCGTTTTGTACAAGGTCGCCTGCGGCGATCCCTTTGTGTTCAGCCCGGCGCGGGTCGCGGCAAACTCGCTCAGCGGCACGCACAAGCACTGCGCCGCCGGGTGCTTTGCCAAAAACGTCACCAGCTGTGCGGGCAGTTTGCCGTGGTACACGGTGTACTGCTTCGCAATCCCGCGCACGCTCGGCCCGCAGTACACAATCACTTCCGGCTTCTGCGCCGTCTGTTTCTCTTTCTTCTCGGCCATCTTCGGCCTCCTTTCAGATCAGTTCATCAAACGTGCTTTCGCTCGTCGGCACCGGCACGGTCACGTCAAAGCTCAACGCGCCAAAATAGTACGGCCATGTGTCGTCCATTTGCAGCGCATCTTCAAAGTAATGCTCGTGCCCTTTCAGCACCGTAAACGCGCCGCCAAAAAACGGCTTCACGCAAAAGTGCTGCTCAATCGCTTCCAGGATATTCTGCACGTCCCTAAAGCCGTCGCGCTCGTTGCCCTCGTCGTAGCAGCACACGGTCAGCGTGGCGCTCACCACCTTTGCATCCTGCGGGTTGTAGATTTTCCCGCCCTCCAGCAGCACCACAATGTAGGGGCTGGCCGCAGCGTCCGTGTCGGCGTCCTCGTCCAGTCCCGTATCAATGGGCAAATTCTGGCGGAACACTTTCAGCGCTTTCAAACCGCCCTGCCCGTTGAACTTCCGCCCGGCAAACAGGTTTCGCAGCTCGTCGCAAAGCGCATCCTGCATCATGGCGGTGGTAAATCCTGCAATCTTGTCACCCTGCATTTTTCATCACCCCTTCGCCGCTCTCGCCATCACTTTGGCGATCTGCTTTTCCAGTCTGTCGTTCAGCGTGTTTTCAGCGTATACATGCACATCCTCTTTCTCCCACACAGTATGGTGCTGTGCTGTGCCGGAAGGGGAGCCGTAGGTCTGCGTCGTCTCCACAACGCCGCTCTTGCTGCGCCAGCGCCGTGCGCCGCTCTTGGTCGTCGTCTCTCTGCTTGCCGCACCAATGTGCCGCTGGATCATGCCCACATGCCCGCTTTTGAACTCCGCCAAAAAGCCCTTGCTTCCTTGCCCTAAGGTCATGCCGTTTCTCTCAATCGGGCCTCCGCCCAGGTCATGCAGGCCGCCGCTTCTCAAAACGCGCGCCTTAAACACCGTCGGTCCCGTCTGCCAGCTCAAACCCGGGTGCGGCACCGTTACCCGGTGCTGGAAGTACGCAAGGTCAGCCCGCGCACCGTTGATGCCGCCGATCCACAGCACAGCCGCCGGGTCAGCATTTGTGGCTTTCACTTTCTGTTTCAGGCCCTTGGCGCGTTCCTTGCCCTTGGCCGTCAGCGCATAGCGTTTCAGTACGCGCCGCAGCATCTCCTTGCGCGTCTCTCTCGCCGTGGCGTTCACCGCCACCTTGATGACCGCCGGGGTTTTCCGGCGCAATTCTCCCAACCGCTGGCTTACTTCCTCGGCGTTCACGCCAATGGTCGTTGTGCCCGCGTCGTACCAGGTAAAATCGCTCATTGCCGTACCCTCACAAGCTCAATGCTGTACACGCCCGCTTCTTCATCCACGTTGCCTACCAGATACTTCTTCCCGTCCACGATCATCGGGCTGCTCACCTTCGGTCTGCCGCCCAGCTCCCTGCATTTCACAAACAGCTTGGCATCCGCCTTGTACAGCCCTTGGTCAAAGCTCTGCTTCGCGCCGCCCTCCCAGTGGGCACTACGGTCCATCAGGGTGTTTTCATCCAGCACGGCCAGCAGCGTTTTCCCGTTGATCGTGTGCTCGTCGGCAAACTCGTCCGTGTTAAAAAACACGTCGTCAATGTCCGCCGCCGCGCAGTCCTTGAACGTCAGCATCTTTTCTTCCGGCTCGGTGCCCGGCCCGTAATCCTGCTCTAAATCCATCCCAACCATCCCTTCACCCGGCCACAACTCCGCGTCCGCCACATCCCGTGCGGTGCCCCGTTTCCGCCGTTCTCATCGCTCCCTGCCTCCTCCGCCGCAGCGGGGGAGGTGGCCCCGCAGGGCCGGAGGGAGTTTTCCCGTTCTTCTTTCTACTCTTGTAGGGGCGGATTCCATATCCGCCCGCCCCTTGGCCCCCTCTGTGAGGGGGTTCCCGCCACAGCGGGTGGGGGAGAGAACCTCACGTCAACTCTCGTTTCACCTTACAGCACCGTCGCCGCCAGCCAGCTGTCGATCTTGTCGGGGATCAGCAGCGGGTGGGTCTGCAACTCGATAAAGCGGCGGTCCGGGCGGTGCTCCACATAGGTGCGCAGCATGCGGTCCGTCTCGGCTTCGTGCCATGCCCCGGCATCGTCCAGATAGGTGCACAGGCCGTAAGCACGCATAAAGCTCGCAGCACTCGGGATCATCAGCACCACATTGTCGGGGATCAGCGGCTTGGTCTCGCCCGTCTCGTCGTCCAGATAGACCTCATCGTAGCCGTAGATGTCCACGCCGGGCAGGTTCAGGTGGCCGTAGTAAGTAAGGCCGCCCTCCATCTCCTCGGGCTTGATCGCGCCGATCTCAATGCGGCGGTTGTCCAGCATGTTCTTGATGGTCGCATCCGCCAAAAAGGCGTCAGCGGCAGCCTTGCCCATGATCACCATGTTGGCGTTGGCAAAGCCGTTGCGGCTTACCTGCTGCTTCCAGTCCTTCAGGTTGCCCCAGATGTCGGCAGCGGAAGCACCCCACTTCTTCGTGCTCGCCAGCGTGATCTTGTTGGTCAGGCCAAAGTCGATCACCTCGTCAACACCCTTGCCCTTGACCTTCAGCTGGCCGGTGGTCAGCACCTGCGCGGCCATCCACTCCTCACGGCGGGTCGTCATGTCGTTCAGCTGGTTGTATTCCTCAATCAGCTTTTCGGCGGCACGGTCTGCCGGGGTCTTGCCGCTGTACATGTCCTCGCCGGGCAGTCGCGCCAGCAGCTTGTCTGCGGTGCTGACCGTGGCGGGGTTGATCAGGGGCGGGGCATAGCTTTTCGTCTCGTAGCCCTCGGCCTGCACGATCTCGCCGCCAACCATCGGGTGGATAAAGGCAGCCATCTTGCGGTTGCCCTTCACAATGTCAATATCGACCCGCTCGGTGGGGAAGGTCTTGACGTTGGTAAAAAAACGGTCCCGCAGGAAGGTGCGGACCGGCGGGGTGGTTTTCACAACCTCGGCAAGCGTGCGCGGGGTGTACAGATCAACCATGTTAGGCATAGTTCATTCCTCCTCTTTTCACTTCAGGAAAATGCCAATGTTGCGCAGGGCGATTTCCACATCTGCGGCCTTGGCGTGTTCGGGCAGTACCAGTGCATCGGCAAAAAATTCGCCGGTCAGGTACACAACGGTCTCTTTGCCGTTGGCGGCATCGTCAGCCACAATGCCGTACATGCCGGTAGTGGCAACGGTATAGGGGTCAGCGCTGCCGGTAACGGCGGGCTGCTTCAGCTTGCCGTCGGCAAGGCATACCACCATGCCGCGGGTCAGCGCGGCACCGGCCTCCTTAACGGCAGTCGTAATGCGAATGTCCGTACCTGCGATCAGGTAGTCGGGTTTCGTGCTAAAGGTCTGCACAGCAAGGTCCATAGCCATAGTTCTTCCTCCTTACTTCACGTTGTTAGCGCGGCGGATGCAGGCGATTGCGTTGTCCTCGCCGCTGTCCTTGGGTTTGCCCGCGGGTTCTTCCTGCTTCACGCCGTTCACGCCGCTCTTTGCCGCGTCGTCCTCGGCATCAGCCATGTGCTTTGCACCAGCGGCCTTCTGGGCCTTCATGCAGGCGATAGCGTAGGCGGCGGCATCCTGCGGCTTGTCGCCAAACTTGGCGTCGTAAGCGGTCTGCTCGTCGCCGGGTGCCGTCATGTCCTCAATGTCCTTGATGCGGGCACGCTCGGCGGTTGCGGCGCTCTGTGCTGCCGCGTTCTCGATCTGGTTGCACAGGTCGGGGTAGGCGGCACGCAGCGCATCCACGGTGGTAATGGCCGGTGCAGCAGGTGCGCCGGTGGTCTTGTTCTCTGCCATGTTGGGTTCCTCCTTGTTTTCCGGCGCATCCGCCGGGTCTTTTGTATTAGAAAAGCGCCGCTGCTTGCGCAGTGCGCTTTTCACATAGTCAGGGGCTTCGTTCATGCAAAGCCCGGTGTTCACGCTGTTCACAAACAGCGCACCGGCCCGGTTCTCGATCAGGGCCGGTTCGGCATCCTCGTCCACCTCGTCAATAAAGCCGTTCTCCTTGGCTTCGTTGGCGGTAAACCAGCTTGTATCTTCCATCCAGCCGGTCAGCACATCCATGTCCTGCCCGGTCTTTTTGGCATACAGCTGCAAAATGCTGTCCTTCACGGCCTTCAACTCGTTCAGGTACGCTTGCAGGTCGTTTTCGTCGCAGGCATCCCACAGGCACACGCTCGGCAGGTGGATCATGTACAGCGCATCGCTGTTCGCCACCGTCCTTTTGCAGTGCGCCGCAATGATCGTGGCTGCACTCGCGCACAGCCCGTCAATGCGGCATACCGTCTCGGTGCCCGCCTTGTTAAGGCTGTCGATCTGTGCGCCGATTGTCTGTGCGGCAAACACATCGCCGCCACCGCTGTTGATCCGCACGGTCAGCGTGTCAATGCTGCCAAGTCCCTTGATGTCATCAACAAACTGCTGCGGGGTGATCTCGTCTCCCCACCAGCTGCTATCGCTGATCGTGCCGTACAAAATCAGTTCTGCGTCATTCCCGGCAAGGTTCTTTACCTGCCAAAAGTGATTACCGGCCCGCCTGGTCAGTTTGTTTTGTTTCTTCGCTGCCAATCTTGTCCACCTCCGCTTTTTGCTCCGCTTCAATCTTCCGCTGCCGGATGTTGGCGGTGTAGCTTCCGCCCGTCATCTGCGCGGTTTCCTGCTCAGCCGTGCTTATGCCCAGCGCAATGCGCTTTTCAGCGGCGGTCACTTCCTGTATGGGGTTCAGGTTCGTTCTCGCCGGGCCGTTCCACTTGCAAGCGCTGTATGCGCCGGCAACCGCCGGGTCAGTAAAATAGCCCGGCGCTTTCACGCGCCCGCGGCTCACCGCTTCATCAAGCCACATTTCGTAGATCGGCTGGCAGAACTTGTCCGCAAACCAACTGCGTTGCATCTCGCAGGTGCGCCAGAACTCGTTCAGCGCACCGCGCGCCGCGCTGTAACTTGTGCTGAAATTCTTTTCCAGCACTTCAATAGGGATTTCCAGCGCCTCGCTGATCTCCTTTGTCACAGCCCGATAGAACGCTTCAAAGTTTGCGTTCGGCCTGCTCGGCTTCGTCTCGTTCATCTTCTCGCCGGGGGCAAGGTCCACCACCGCGCCCGGGGCAAGCTCAATGCTTGTCGGGTCGGCTGCGTCTATCAGCTGGTCCTCCGGGATCATCTCACCCAGCGGCGGTGCTTCTCCGGCAGCTTCTTTTTCGATAAAGATCGTGTACGCCGCCGTGATGACCGCTGCGTTCAGCTCGGCATCGCTGTACCGTCCCAACTGCTTCAGGCTTTCCAGCACCGGGGCCAGCACCGGCACGCCGCGCACCTGCCCGGCTCGTTCCCGCTGCATAATGTGCAAAACATTCCGCCGTCCCGTCTTGTCTCCGTGGGCCTGCACCCGCGTCCAAGTCGTTGCGCCGTCCTGCATCTCTGCCGCCAGCGGGTGCCTGCTGCATATCCAGTAGGCCACCACCTTGCCGCGCTCGTCTGTCTCCACGCCCTGCACGATCCTGTGCACGCTGTGCCCGTCAATGGTCGTCGGCGTCAGCACATCCATCAGGTTCGGGCTGCATACTCTGTCAGCTTCGATCAGCCGTACCCGCAAACTGTACGGCATCCCGGGTGCGTCCTCGGTTTGCAGCAGGGCAAAGGCGTCACCGTTCATCTGGGCGGATAAGTAGGCCAGCTGTTGCAGCTGGTAAAAGTTGTCCAGCCCGTCCGCGTCGCACATCTGGCTTTTTGCCCACAGGTTCCATTCGCGCACAATGTTTGCCTGCAATTCGGCGATCCTGTCCACATCCATGCGCAGGTATTCGCCGTCCAGCTGCGGGGTAGGGGTCAGGCCCGCCGCCACCGTGTTGGTGCGCAGCGTTTTCAACGCCGCCGTTGCTGTCGGTACGCCCATGTAGGCATCCCGGCTCCGCTGACGCAGGGTGTTTATGTTGTCCTCAATGTCCCTCTTTGCATCACCGCCGTAGTACGTCCACCCGCGCAGGGATTTCTTCTGCAAGTTCGCGCCGTAGTTGCTGTACCCGGTGTTCTGCACGCGGCGTACTGCCGTCAGCGCCGGTGCAGGGGTACGGCGCACCGCTCTCACTTTTGCTTTCATAGCCGCCCCTCCTTACAGATCCCGGTACACAAAGTGGTAGGTACGGTTTCGCCCGTGGTTCTGTTCCACAGCCTCCGCCTGCTCCACCTTGTTATTCCAGTAGTCTATTTGCTTGCGCACGCTGGCAAGGTCGGCACGGGTCAGCATACGGCTGCCGATCTGGTAGCTCTGCCCGGTTGCGATCTGCGCTTCCGCTTCAAGCCATATATCCAGGTGCCGCTGCGCTTCTTTCTTC